AGATGACCGCACAACAAGAGATGGAGAGCAAGGGAATCAAGTTAGGCGATGAGTGCTGGGTAAATTACCAAGGCACTATTTGCACAGGCAAGGTTTTTGGCTTTACACCAAAGCGAGTGCTTGCCACGCATGATGGGCGCTGGTGTGGAAATACTCCAAAGCCATACAGCCCAAAGAACGTAACCAAAAAATAAACCACGGGGGAGACCCCGATTCCTGGAGTTAGACATGAGAACAATTTACACAATGAACGATGCAGGGCTAGACATAGTGTGCCGCCACTTTGACAAGCAAACCAATGAATGGATAGACACAGTGGTTGCCTTTGAAAAGTTGGCAGACGACCAAGACCAGACAACGCTAGTCATCAAAGGCCAAGAGGTGACGCTAGGTGCAGAGCACTTTGACGAAATCAAAATCGCTTACTAACAGGAGAAACCAAGATGAACAACATTGCAAAAGCCTTTGTAGCCGCCAAGCGCGAGTTTGCACCAGCACTCAAGACCAGCACTAACCCGCATTTCAAATCACGCTACGCTGACTTGGCTGGTTGTATGGAGGCAGTCAACGATGCACTGCTGGCTAACGGCATTGCACTCTACCAAGAGACTAGCGAGGACAGCACCGGCGTGACAGTTGAGACCGTGTTTTTACACGAATCAGGCGAGACACTGCGTGGCGGTAAGTTGCACGTTCCAGCAAGCAAGCAAGACCCACAGGGGTACGGCTCTGCTTTAACCTATGCACGCAGGTACTCAGTCATGGCGGCTTGTGGCATTGCAGCAGAGGATGATGACGGCAACGCAGCAGCCAAGGCCAAACCAGTTAAGCAAGTAGTCGGAATCAGCGAGCAAGAACTAAATTCGGTCCTTAACAGCGTTGCGCAAGTTCAGACTTTAGATGACTTAAAGGACATTTACACCAAAGCAATCAAGTTTTGTGGTGCAGACGATTCAGCCAAGGCGCACGTCATTGCGGCAAAGAACCAGCGCAAAGAGGAGTTATCGGCATGATTCAGCAAGGTACAGAGGAGTGGTTTGCCAACCGCATAGGCCAAGTGACCGCCAGCCGTGTTGCTGACCTGATGGCCAAAACCAAGTCCGGCTACTCAGCAAGCCGTGATAACTACATGGCTCAGTTGGTTTGCGAACTCGTGACAGGCCAGCGTGAGGCATCATTCAGCAGCGCAGCAATGGCATGGGGTACTGAACAAGAGCCTTTCGCTAGGGCGGCTTATGAGGCCAAAGCAGACGTGCTGGTTGACGATGTGGGTTTTATACTCCACCCGACAATTGCAGGTTGTGGTGCAAGCCCTGATGGTCTCGTTGGTGACAGCGGTTTGGTAGAGATTAAGTGCCCCAACACCAATACAGCGCTAGACGCTTGGTTGAAATGGGCAGACGGCAAGAACCCAGTGGCCAGCAAGTACAACACACAAATGCAAATGCAAATGGCTTGCACTGGCCGCAAGTGGTGCGACTACGTTATTTACGACCCAAGGATGCCTGAAAAAGCCCAGTTGTTGGTGGTGCGCGTAGACCGTGACGATGCCTTTATCGCCGAGATGGAGGCAGAGATTGTGAAGTTTATTGATGAACTAAACGCCAAGGTAGTCAAGCTCAAAACCGCAATGGAGGCACTATGACTCAAGACCAGCAAATACAAGACCACCTGTTTGAGGGCAAGTCAATCACGCCTCTTGAGGCTTTGAGTCAATATGGCTGCTTTAGGCTAGCCGCTGTCATTCACAGGCTGCGTCAAGACGGAATCAGCATCGAGACCGATATGGTCACCCAAAACGGCAAGACGTTTGCAAAGTATTTTTTAACCACCGAGGAGTAAATCAAAATGGCATACGAACAACGCGACAACTCAGGCTCGCTCTTTAAGAACGACAAAAAAACAACCGAGGCACAACCGGACTACCGTGGCGAGGCAATGGTCAACGGCCAGATGATGTGGATGAGTGCATGGCTTAAGACCAGCGCAAAAGGCACAAAGTTTATGTCGTTCAGCTTCCAGCCTAAAGACCAGCAGCAAGCGCCAGCACGCCAAGCACCAGCAAAGCAAGCGCCAGCCGCTACGTTTGATGCTGACTTCGATGAAACTTTACCGTTTTAATCATGGGGTACATATTCGCAGGCTGGATAGTATCCGCATGGCTCACGCACATCGTCACCTGCTTGGCTGACGGTTCGTGGGGTTTCTTAATAGCTGGTGCGCTTATGTTCCCCGTAGCGTGGATACATGGCACTGGCGTTTGGTTTGGGGCATGGTAATGGACAAAAAACAATACGTCAGCATTAGGATGCCTAAAGAGTTGTACGACAAGCTGAAAGCGGAGGCCGACAAGAACACGCGGTCGCTGACAAGTCAGGTCATACACCTACTGAAAAAGCAGTTGGGCTAAGCCTTAAAAAAATATTTTTGCAAGTATCTTGCTTTGGCTCTGTTTTGTGTTTAGAATAAACACATACCAACCAAGCAGGAGAAAGCAAAATGGATATAGAGCCCACCTACCGATTCAACACCCAAGACGAGTATGACGAATACTTGGACGAACAACAGCGCCGCGAGGATTGGGAACACGAACAATATGACGTTCAAAAAGACTTTCAGGAGAACTAACAAAATGTTAAGAATACTAGGCGTAGGCTCATGGCTTGAGTTATGTGCAGTGGTGGCGGTTGCCGTTACTATTGCGGGTTTGATTGTTTTGGAGTTAAGTAAATGAGTGGTTCACAAGGAAATATCGCAAGCGCACGCTACACAGGTGATTTCAAGTCAACCCTGTCAGAGCGTGACTTCAGCAGCACGCCAATGCGTGAAGGCGCAGAGATTGCGCTACAGTACCCGTCTCGCGTAGGCCAGTGGCTGTACTACCGCGATGGCAGAAAGGTACACATTGATGCAAAAAGCTGAAAACGCATTTACTCGCAAGCCAGATTTGGGCGACTTTTTTAAGGACTTGCGCAAGGCTTACAACAAAAGCAACGGCGCGACCAAAGCACGAACACCAGCTAAAGAACCGAAAATAAGGAACAAAAAATGAGCAGTTACGCCAGTCTAGAAATTAAGACAATTCAGTGGGCAGAGGCTCGTGGCATCGTGCAAAACAGCACAGGCTTGGCACAGGCAAAAAAGACGCAAGAAGAACTGGACGAGTTAGTTGACGCGCTCACAAAGGGTGACAGGGAGGCCACAATCGATGCCTACGGCGATATTCTGGTCACACTAATAGTAGGCTGTGCCTGCGAGGATTTAGACCTTGTACAGTGCTTAGAACACGCCTACAAAGAAATCAAAGACCGCAAGGGCTACCTCGGTGCAGACGGTGTTTTTGTGAAAGAGGCGTAAATGGTCTACAACACCGGAAAGGTCAAAATTGGCCTGCACTACAAACCGCCAGTACGCCAGCATATCGGGCGCAGCATGATGCTTTTGCAGACTGCCTTACTCAACAAGCGCCAAACCGTCTGGCAGCGTGTGTGGACTTGGCTAAAGGGTAGCGAATGACAAGGCTGGCGCATGGTGCAATGATTAAACGGGTAGTTGCCGTACTTGAGGAGTTTGGCGACTTATCGGGCGCAGAGGTTTCCGAAATATTAGGCATAACCCGCTTCGATTCTCACGCAGCCTTGTCAAAGCTGAGAAGGCGCACAAAGGCCGGAATCAAGAGGGCGCATATCGTGCGTTACATCTACGACAACGACAGCGATAGGCGTTACCCTAGACCAGTCTACAGGCTTGGTGACAGGTACTGTGTGAGCAAACCAAAGGCTGACCCTTACGCCGTGGCAAAGAAGTACCGAGATGCAAAGTCTAAGCGTATGCGCTCAACCAGTGTATTTAACCTTGCTTCGCGTCTTGTAGATTGTGGCGCTCGGTGAAGTGCCCAGAATGTGGCGCGTGGGCAAGCGTCAAAGAGACAAGGCAGAGAGATAACGGCTCGGTTTACAGAAGGTACGAATGTGGCAATTTTCACAGGTTCAGCACCTCAGAGACTGTTACCACTCCGAAACGTCATAAAGCTGACCACGCCATTCAACGTAATCAGGGTTGACATCACTCACGATGCACAACTCAGGCATCAACAAGTGACCGTCTACCAAGGTTAGGACAGCAAAGCCAGAGCGCCAGTTTCGTGGGCTGTTCTCAGCGTAGACGAACTGGTCGCCAAAAGCCTCTGCAAGTGTGCCGCAGTCTACGCCGTACCGAGTGCCGTTGTAGTCTGTCCAAGGCGTTACCTTTGCGCTGTGCAGGTGTCCAGTCAGAAAACTCGTTCCACTGCTGACGGCATTGTTATGTGTGGCGTGTATGCCACCTTTCCACCTATGTTTGACCATTAGTGAATCTGTGACCATGCAACTCATGCAATGCGTCCAGTCCTCAAAATGGTCTTTAAGGGTAAAGCCTTGTACCTCTTTAAACTGCGAGGCCACCGTAGCTAGTCGGCTAGCAAAGCGTGCGTCATGGTTGCCAAGCGTCCATATTAGCTTTGCGCCTTTTGCCATGTCCTCAATCTCGCCCAAAAACATTTTGCAGGCGTTTAACTCATTGATGACCGATGGTGTCTCATCCCACCCACCAGCAGGGTGGCGACTAATGGCAGCGCCGTCAAAAGCGTCACCGTTGTTTATCACCACCTTGGGCTTGAGTTCGTCAATCAGCCACAGCAAGGCTTTGAAAGCGGTAGTCCTGCGACCGAGTGCAAAGTGAGCGTCAGAAAAGACAATGACCGTGCCGTTTTCCATTCCCAACTCAATATTGCCAGCAGCCAGTTTGACAATAGATTTCTGGTCGTTTTGTTTGTGGGCAAGCAAGACAACGCCGTGCTGATTCTCGTAGTCCCTGCGTATCTTGGCTGTGTAGCGCTCAGAGAGGCCAAGAGCGTGTGCCACCTTACTAATAGACCTGTAAGTTTCCCAAGCCTTAAAGAATTCCTTGTCGCTAATTCGTCTTTCCGGCATTAAAAATGCTCCTTATCAAAGCCTAGATGCACGCACACATCACGAGCGCAGTTCATAAAAAATACATCGTGCGGCTGTTCTTCATCCAAGACTTTGAGCCTGAATTGGTGGAGGTGAATCATCTCGTGGGCAATGGTTGCCACCAGTTGCGAGACATCCCAGACTTTAGCGGTTGAAATTGTAATGACGTTTGGCTCGTCAAAGCACCCGTACATCGACAAGTCGTGGACTACCTTGGTCTCAATGGTAGTTGGTAGCCTCATATCGACAAATGGAGGCATACAGCGCAGCATTTGGTAGGCTAGAAGAATTGACTTTTTCGTGACTACCTTATCGTGCGCTTGCATTTTATTTGTGCAGGCCGTTTAGATAAGTGGTTTTGCCATCAATCTTGGTGGCAGTCATTACCTGCTTTTTGTTGTCGTCAGGGTTGTAGCTAACGTGTACCCAGCCGCTGTCTGGTATCCCGCGAGTGTAGAACTCCAAAATCAACTGACGAAACGTTAAGTTGTCTGCAATCCACTGCGCCAAATCAGCGTTTGGCACGCCTGCAATCTCTATGTCAGCAGCCATACCCTTGCAGTGGTCAGAAGTCTTAGAGCCGCCAACAGCAGCGTTTACGTTGGGGTGGCGAAAGCCAGAATTAACACGCACCGACATACCGTAATAGTCGCGGATAGGTTGCAATACGTTATCGACCAATGCTTGCAGGTTATCAATCTCGCGTAGGCTTGGCGTGTTGTCTAAGTCGTGACGTAAGGCGGTTTCGCTTTTTGTCAACTCGGCTAGGCTGAAGTTGGCGCTTAGTTTCACTTAGATACTCCTTTGAATTTCTCGAATGTGCGCAGGCCACCAAGACCTAGCAACCCGCCTAGTGTAGTCATCAATGATGACATATCAAACTCAGGTAGTGCGGGAATCTGTAAGCCAGCTACGGCAACGATAAAGATTAGTAGTGGCTGTAGCACAAAGTGATAGGCAAACGCTGCGCCACAGACCCAGCCAACGAAAGGTCGCCAGCCACCCTTAAAGATAGACCCGCTTGCAGCTTCGGCTTTGTTAACCTCAATCTGTGCCATCGCGTTTTCATGCGCGTGGCGGTCTGCCATAGTCGCAATCTCGTGCGCCAGCTTTGCTTTCTGGTCTTTGTCCTCAACGAACTTGTCAAGCAAACCCGTTACTGGGCCAATCAAAGCACTTAGCATTATTCAGCGTCCTTTACTGGGTCTTGCTTTTCCGGTGGCGTGCTGGCTTGACCGCTTTTCGTGCCAACCATAATGCCAGACAAAGCACCAACCAAGAACGTAGCAATCGGATTAATGAGTTTAAAGAATTCAGCATCGTTGGGAGCCTGACCGACCATTGGTTGCGTTACAAAAACGAGAGAGTACAGCACGACAAACACGATGCCGACCAACGTCACAGCCATTGTGATGCCAACGACAAAGCGCAGTTTTTCGTCTAGTGATGAATTCATTTGTGTGTCTCCACGAGGTAATCAGTGCAAGTGCTGTCAGCTACACACTCAGGTGGCGTGCAGTGGGCTTTGGTTTGGTTTGCAGGGTCTTGGCATGGGTAGCGGTAAACGTCAGAGCAACCAGTCAACACCACAAACAGAATCGCGTAGATAACCTCTTTGCTCATTACTGACCGCCCTTCGTCAAAATCACCCACACAAGCAACGCAACAGCGCCAAGGCCAGTAACCCCTAGCAAGAACACTGCAATGGCTGTCAGCACGCTTTTGAGGGCTTGTATGCGCTTTCTTTTCTTCTTTGCCAACTCGCGGGCTTCGGCCTCGCGCTTTTTGCGTGCCTCTACTTGAAAGGCCAGCCAGTCATCCCATAGGCCACCGCGACCTTGGTAAATCATCATCTCTTTAAGCTGCTTTTCATTCTGCTTGATGGTCTCAAGCGCAAAAAAAGCCTCGCTGTCTGAGCCTGACTTGTTTGCTTTTTTGGCAATCTCGGTCTTGTTGTCAAAGAAGTCAAAAACGTGCTTGCCAGCAGCCATGATATCGCCGCCATTCTGCACGGTCTCCTTGATGACCGAGAAGGCCGCATTAGCTATGGCGAGTTCAGCTAACACGTCAGTCGTCTTTATCTAGCAGTATGTCAAAGGCTGCTGTAACTCGTGCGTTGTTTGAACGAACCAAAGCGCGTATATCAATATCTGACTTCTGAGGTATCCGGATTGGAACCATGAACGGGTAAAGGTACTGCCCACCAGCACCAGACAACTCGAACGAGTGACCAACCCTAAATGATTCCTGCCCAAAGTAGCGAATGAACATATCGCCAGTGGCATCAGCGCCAGACTGACAAGACGCAGTGCCTTGAAGTAAGTACGCACTATGCCCAGCAGGTACTGTATATACAGCCATCAGGGTTTGGCTCTTGCCTGCGTTGATTCTTGCCACAGTAGTAGCGCCGCGAATAATGCTGACGTTGCCAACGTTTGAGCCTGTGGTCATGTAGGCGCGGTAAACGCGAATGAAAGACTGCGTGGTCGTGTTGCCAGAAGCAGCGGTCAATGTGACATCTTCGCTGATTTGGTTGTAGGAGGCATCCAAACCCACAACCGTTACAACCTTATCGGCATCGCCTGCATCGGCTCTTGTGAGGGCTAATGTGCCAGCAGAGGCAAATGCCGACCAAGGGTAAAGCGTGTCGTTTACATCCCAAACAGTTCCCAATGTGTTTTGCGACATTGCAGGCACAGCGCCAAACTTGTGAACGTGTGAAATGTTGTGGAACTGGCCTTTAGCCACGCCGAGGCCAAAGTTGGGCAGTCGGACTAAATCAAGTAGTTGGGACATATTAGCCTTTTAGGTGAGCCACGACCCACGTTATGACACCGCCGACCATCGAGGCAATAGCCATACCCATCCAGAAACCGCCTTTGGACTTGTTGGCAAGGGCTAGAAGTTCCTCAATCTGGCCCTCCATCTTGTCCATTTTCCTATCCATGCGCTGGACTCGTTCCCAGAGTACGCCGTACTTAACAGGGTCGATTTCTGGGTTGTCCATTTACATCACTCCGGCCAGTTTTGTGTTGATACAACGCTGATTAGCGCTGCCACATTATCGCAGGCATTGATTGCAACTTCAAGGCGGTCGGCCTCGGCGACAATGGCGGCTCGCTTGGCAACCACATCAGCAGGGATTGCCACGTCACGCTCTGCCTTGCGAATAACCATCCAGTCGCTACCAGCCAACATTGTGCCAGCCGTTACCTTAACCTGCGCCACCCACTGTGACTTCAAGCCCTTGGTTACCAGACGCTCATCGCTGTCAACCATTGCAGGTTCGCCGTCAACTTCACCCAGCACTTTGACGTACATGGGGTTGCCGTCTTCGTCAACTTCCTCGCGGTCTGCCATAGCCTTGGGGTTGTTGATGTCGCCACCCCAGTAGAACCGCTCATCAGCCAAGGCAGCCTCAGCCTCCCAAGTAATGCCTAGTGCTGTTTTCTCTGCCTCGGTTGCAAGGCGTAGGAAGTTGGCAGGGTATTGAATGTCACCCAACGTGAAGGCACGGTCGAGTGGGAGTGGTTTGTTGTTTACTTTGTACATTGTGTTTCCTTATCGTGCGAGGGAATTTTTAAATGGGTTTTCGGCGAAGGCCATAAATATAAAAGTTCCGCCGGATTGGTTTACGTTGTCCGACCGTAGCTTAAACCCGTTAGACAACAAATCAATATGCGCTGTCGCTGCGATTTCTGCGTTGCTTAAATTCGGATACAAGACCGAGTTGCTTGAGTTGTAGCCAAGCCTTGCGTTGTCATACTGATGCCAACTATCGACTGCATTTGAGCGTTTTATAACAACGTAAGCTGGCCTAAACCCCGTGAACACAAAAGGCCCATCAGTACTGCCATTGCCCGTGTAAGACCCGAACTTTGAAAAGCCGGGGACTTCTGCGAAGCAGTAGGCTACGTAGGTAACGGTACTTCCGTTGTTATAAATAGGAGAGCCACCGGTATTCCAGACACTTGGCGTAACACTACCAGATGGAAATATACTTACGGAATTATCTTGTGGAGATGTC